ATTAACTAGCGTTCTTGGTAAGTAATAAACATCATGGCCAAATATCTTTAGGCCTTCTATGATTAGGTCTTCGTGTAGTTTTGCTTCGTTTTTATTCCCAATACCGTTTCCGTTTTGAAAAAAGTGATTAACGGCCATGGCATTATCCTATCATTATAGCTGGATTTAATTCATATGTGCTTCGTATTTCTTGTTCTAACTTATCAACTTCCTGCAAAGCCTCTGAAAATATTTGTTGACCGTTTAATGTAACACCACCTACCATAGCTACACCGTTAAATTTTGATAAATTGGCACCCCATTGTTTTTTAAATAATGCTGTAACATATCTTTTTAAATATATGTCATTGTAAACATCTGTAAAAGTATCCGGGTCTAATTTTCTATAACACTCAATTACAATATATTCATCTGTAGCTAAATCGTTAGTCCAATCCATATCAATATATAATCTATTATCGTGTTGATTAAATCTTAAAGGTTTTTCACCAACTAACACATGGTCTAAGAAATCTAAATGTCTTAAAACTACATCATAGTTTATAATTGAAGTTGAAGAAAAGTCATAAAGGTCATTTAATCTCATTTGGTATCTTACATCAAATAAGTTTAGATTACCTTTATTTGAAAAAGGAAAAATATTGATTATAGAAATAACTGATTCTGGTACTACAAGAAAGTTTTGGTCTTCATTCCAAGTTGTAGATACACTACCTTGTGTAGCTGTTTCTGAAAGTGGATTTTTAGCAGATAATCTTGTTTTATCAGCTGATGTTAATTTGTATTTTAAGTATGTTCTTCTTATAGAATCATAATGAAACTGAGTAAAGTATTGTAAACCTTCATCAATTCTATCTTCTAGTTGGTCATCACTAGCATTGATTTCTATAACAGGTTTACCTAGTGTTCTTAAAGCATACTGTTTTAATTTTTCTCTTGTATTTGGATTTGCCATACTTATATTTATCCTTATCCTAAAGCTACTGCCTGTGCGATAGCAAAAGGTTCAGTTGCAGCTGCTTTACCACCTATTTGTACTGTACCTGTAAAGTTAATTGTTGAACCTGCAATATAACCTTTTATGTTACTTGCTGTTATAAATTTTTCTGTACCTGCGTCTGATACTGCCAATTTGTCAGCGTCTGCAAGTGTAATTCCAGAACCGTCTGTCATACCATCAATATTTAATACTGCTTCTACAGTACCATATTCTAAAGCATTTCCAGAACTATTGACTTTTAATATTTGTCCTGCTGAACCTAAAGCACCTAAACCTGTACCACCGTCTGTAACAGCAATAAAGTCTGCCGTTTGAAATTCTGCAAGTCCTGTTACATTACTTCCTGTAAAGGTTGCTTTTACTGGAGTTTTAACTGCCATCTTATGCTACCACCAATGTTGTCACACTTGAACCATCTGCTTTTGTAAATGGTATGTGTAAGTTGTTTAATATATCACCAATTGTTCCTGATGTTTGAAAATCAATATCAGAGGAACTACCGTCCGCTTTTAAAAATGGTAATTGTGCATTTGCAGCCGTACCAATTGTAACTGTATCTGAACTTGAATTACCTGAAATAGTAACTAAACCTGATTGTGCTAAAGTTAATGTGTCAGTTGCACTATCAGCCGCTACTACAGTTGAACCATCTGGCATTGTAATATTTTTAAATATATCACCACCGCCACCTGGAATCGTAATTGTTTTTGTTGCACCTGTGCCTGAAGCAGTTACACCTGCACCTACAAAGTTTATAGTTGTTGCTGATGTTGATAATGCTGAACCTTCATCTTGTACTGCTAATGAAGCTGCACCTGCAATTGTTAAAGTATCGCCTGATAAACTTGTTGTAACACCTCCACTACCTGTAACTTTTAAAGATTCACCAGATAGTAATTGAGTTGTAGTTGAACTATCGTCAACAATTTTTATTGAAGTACCACCTTCAACCAATTCTTTAATTGTAATTACATCACCATTTGCTGGAGCCGTATCGAATGTGAGAGTTGTTCCTGAAACTGAATAGTCCGATGGTCTTTGATATACACCATTTAAAAATACTAAAAGATTATCAATATCAGAACCACTTGTTACTGTAAAAGTTGTATCTGAACCATCACCAGTATAATTTCTTACATCACCACCTAATACTGTAGCACCACCACCTGAACCGGTGCCACCACCAATTTCTTTAATTGTACCACTATCGTTGATGTAAAACTTTTTGGCGCTAGTATCTACGGCAACCTCACCACTAACAATGTCACTTGTAGTTGGTGTACTTGTACCTCGTTTTAACTTAATAACTGTCGCCATTAATAATCTCCTTTATTCAATTGACGACTAATTAAAATGTTCCGCCGTCAATACCTGTAACTGTTACTGCACCTGAACTTACTGTGAAGTTAGCTGAAGCGAATGAAGCCACACCTTTATTTGAACTTGTTGCATCCTCAGCAGAGTAAGTAATTGTACCTGAACTTTCAGCTACATCCATACCTTCGCCAGCTGCATATGTTATTGAACCACCAAGAGCAACTGCTGTGGTATTCGAACCATCACCTACTGTAATTGTAGAATTTGAAAGTTTTGCATTACCAATTGACCCTGCTAGTTTAGAGGCTGCAATTGAACCTGCTAACATGGCATTTGTAATACCTGAAGCTTTAACTCTTAATGCGTCTGAGTTAGTTTCAATCGAACTATCATCAACTGCAACATTAATTGTGTTACCTGTTTTAGTTAATGCGTCACCAGCACTAATTTGACCTGCACCTGAGAACTGTTGAAATGCAATACTAGTAGAACCAAATGTTGGTGTACCATTGTGAGTTGCAACATAACCGTTATCTGCGTTAGCAGTACCTTCTTCAACAAAGAAGAATGTTCCGCCAGTTAACTCAGCAGCTGTGTCTGCGTCAGGACTTCTTGTTAATACGAAAGCCGCTGAACCAGAACCGATTGTTGTTACTTTATAGATACCGTTTTGTACTGCACTTGCCTGGTTCTTAATTAGAACTCTGTCATTTGCTACAGTAGCAACACCGTCAATTGTTAATGCACCGTTAGCGTCAGCAGTTAAAGTACCTGCACCGTTATTATATGTAACAGCCGCTAATGCGGATGCTGTTGCTAATCTAACACTATCTTTTACATCTAAACCATTTGCAACACTATCGACATATGCTTTGGTAGCAGCGTCTTGAGCGCTAGATGGATTAGTTACATTTACAATCTTACTAGAGTTAACATCTACATCACCTGAACCGTTAGGGTCTAAAACTATATCACCGTTTGAGTTAGTTGATGAAATTGTATTTGCGTCTAATTGTAAATTATCTACTTTTGCAATTGTGACAGGTGTTGTATTACCAACTGTACCGCCTTCAATTGCTGGAGCAGTTAAAGTTTTATTTGTTAATGTTTGTGTAGCAGCTAATCCAACAAAACTTTCAGATTGTAAAGCAGTATTAAACTCTGCTAATGAACCTGTTACTGTATTACTTGCTAAATCAATTGTTTTGTTTGTTAGTGTATCAGTTGTTGCTTTACCAACAAGTGTATCTGTAGCTGCTGGTAATGTTACTACAACATTTCCAGAGTATGCTGAGTGAGCAGCTGATTTTAATGATGTATAGTGAGCATTTGAACTTTCACAATAAAATTTAATATCAGAAGCTGTACCTGCATTTTTAAGGTCAAGTGAACCTGGTGTAAGTGTAAGTATATCATTACCACCAAGTTTAAAGTGAACTGTGTCATCTGTATCTGCTGTAATTGAAGTATCTTTATCTGCGTCTAAAAATAATTCAGTACCGTTCATGTCTATACCGTTAAACACAGCGTCATTATCAAAACCAACTGTTAAAGTATCACTATCTAGTGAAGTAACGATACCGTTACCACCAGTAATTTTTAAAGTTTCTGTAAGAAGATTGATTGTAGTTGAAGTGGAACTTTCATCAACTAAAGTAAGATTCGTTGCTGGAGCGGCAAACGATAAATTACCTGAACCGTCTGTAGTCATTACATGGCCACTTGAGCCATCTGCACTTGGTAATGTTAATGCTAAATTTGAACCTACTGCATTTGGTGATTTTAAAGATACAAAGTTAGAACCGTTATTTGTTCCTTCTAAAAATTTAATTGTACCACCAACTGTAGCTGAGTTACCTACATTTAATGCTGAAATTGCTGAATTTGAGTCTGCTGTGAGTGCTGAACTCGCTGTTAGTGTACCATCTACATGGTCTAGTTTATCTACAAAATATTGACCGCCAATAACTGTTATATTATTTGCGTCACCGTTTCCATCTACGCCGCCTTCACCAACAAATAATCTATCACCGTTATTAGCTTGAGTACCTGTACCGTATGTATAGGCTAATTCTCCTAATTTTAGTGTTGACGGAGCTGTAGCATTACTACTTCTTTTTATCTGAATTATTGTTGACATTTATTTGCTCCTAAAAATTGCCCCCGTTAAATACTAATGTTCCTGAAGTAGTATCTAACTCGTTTCTTGTTTTAAATTTATCTGAGGAGGCGTCATACTGTAATAAAGCACCATCACTCAAAGCGCTAGAATCAACATCTGTTAAACTTCTTAATCTATTCACATTTGTAATATTTACATTTGTGCTTGGTACCTGAACAGAAACCTGTTGAGGACCAGAAGAAGTTGATGAGTTAATATTCGCTTTAACACCACCAGTTTGATTAATAACTGCTTTTACCATGACTTCCCTCTCTCTTTGTAATATTTATAATGAAAAAGACTTTAGGAATAACTAAACTTTAGGATTTACAGTAATAATACCTTCGATTACTCTGGTAACTGTACTATCTGAGGTTTTTGTGATATAGACATCATACACATATCTTTTTGGTGCTTCTAGTGTAGAAGTTTGTGAATCTGTCAATGATAATTCAATGACACCTGTTGTAGTATCACTAGCTATATTTGCTGTGATAGTTACAGTTGATGTTGCACCATAACTTGTCGCCATTCTAGCAAATGTTGTGTAACCTGCTAAATTTACGGCTGCACCATCTGAGTTAGTTACAGTTACATCTGAACTAAAACTAGCACCTTGGTCTATTCTAAGATTTGCTACTGCCGCCATTGAATTGTTTTATTCCTTCTTGTATTTTTCCGTTATAAAAATTCGTTAATACTTCTATCTTTTCCAATTCAATTTCGTGTCTTACTTTTGATTGTTGAATTTCTTGTCGAGCAACTATGTAGTTTCTTAATTCTAAAGGTAGTTGTTCGGCTTCGTATTCTTTACCATCAATGGTTATCATATCTGCCATAATATATCCTTAATATTATAATTTTTTATTTTGCTTTTTGATTTCTGCAATCAATTTTGCTTTTGTCAATCGTTTATCTAATTCGATACCGATTTTTCTACCAAGTTTTTCTAACTCAGCCTTTGTTTTTTTACTTAAATCTTTTGTGTCAATTTTTTTAACTTCGTTTTTTAACACTAAAGGTTTTGTACCAACAAGAAAATTTGTAAGTTTTTTCAAATCTTCTTTTAGTTTTTTCCATATAGACATAATCATTCCTCTTATTTTATTAATTCTGATATTTATATCGTACTATTACGACACCTGAACCGCCTGAACCGCCTGAACCTGGGTCATTACCTAGGCCGCCTCCGCCGCCTCCAGTATTTGCTGAAGCATTTGAGGCACTACCGCCTGTTCCATTTGTACCAGCAGTACCACCGCC